AAAAGCATGGCTGCACCATCCCGACTCGCAAGTCTACGCCAAAGCCTACGACGACCTGTTGAACAAACAATCCGAGAAGATCGCTAAGGAGTGGGGGCGTGTGTTGGATGATTTGTACGACAGCATCACCGCTGACGTTAAGTCACTCCGCATCGAGACGAAGATAGACGACCAGTTCAGCCTGGATGTCTGGGAGAAGAAATTTATAGACGGCACCGAGGACAGCCGTACCGAGCTCACTGAGATCGTGCTGGCATTAGCACAGGAAGAGGTCGACGCTGAGGGTGAGTTCACACGCGGCCGTGAGGCTGGTATTCAGGAAAGCGCAGATAAGATTTCAGCATCCGTAGGCACCATCAGAACCGACATCCAGACTCTACTACGACAGAACGCAGGCGTTGGTGAGGAGGAATTGGCAAGGCTTTTGAAGGAAAAATTCTCTGACCTGAAGGTATCACGTGCTAATGCCATCGCAAGGACTACAGCCACAGCCACAACGGGTACCGTGCAGAAATCCGTCTGGGATGAGCTGGGCGGGATCAAACGGTCATGGGTAGCCTTGGCTGGCGCACGTGATGCACACGCTGCAGCGCACGATCAGTTGGAAGATGCGAACGGGAACTTTACAGTTGGCGGTGAGACGACACCCTATCCTGCAGGCCCTGGCTTGTCAGCATCCAACTCCGTCAACTGCCGATGTTTCACACGTGCAAGGCAACTCTAACTTGTGGATAATTAAACAACAGCATAACCCAAATTCGTATGGTATGGGGAACACACCATGAAAATTGAACGTAAGACTTTTGAATTTCAAGCCAAGGCAGAGGGTGACAGTGGCGTAATCGAGGCCATCGTCTCCGTATTCAATAACGTCGACAGCTATGGCGACCGTGTTAAGTACGGTTTCTTCGACGAATCGCTGAAGACCAAACTGCCAAAGGGCGTCTGGGCTCACGACTGGAAAACACCAGTAGCCAAGACATTAGAAGCCCGTGAGCTTATGCCAGGCGACGCCATGCTACCTGATAGCTTGAAAGACCTTGGCGGCCTTTATATCAAAGGCCAATTCAATATGAATACACAGCGAGGACGTGAGACCTACTCCGACATCAAGGAAGGTATCATCGACGAGTTCTCGATCGGTTATTCGGTAGTCGAGGAAACATTTGCACAGGATGGAGCACGTGAACTAGTCAAGGGGAAACTCTATGAGTGGTCACCGGTGCTGTTCGGTGCTAACTCACAAACGGCACTTATTAGCGCTAAGGGACTTAACGATGATCTCGAGGACGTTGGAACCGACGTCGATAGACTCATTACGAGGCTGAACGAACGCGCAGAAATTAGGCAGAAGGAAGGGCGCACGCTATCGTCGGCTAACGTGGCACGCCTGACCGAATTGATGGACACACTGACCGCTGCAGTAGGCAATATCAAAATGCTTATTGACGCGGCACAACCGGTTTCCGCAAAGGCTGCCATGGAAATGGAAGCATTGCGGGCATTAGTAAACAAGAGGAAACAATCATGAATTTGCAACAGATCAACGACGCCATCAGCGCGAAGTCTAGCGAGCTCGAAACGCTCCTTGCTAAGACAGAGCCAACGATGGACGAAGTAAAGTCTGCACAGACATTGAACGCTGAAATTGACGCGCTCAATGAGCAGGCTAACGAAGTAAAGTCGTTCGAAGCTATCAAGGCCAAGAACGCACAACGCCAGACGGAAGTGAAGACAGCAGTGAACAAGCTGCCAAAGTCAAACGACATCAAGGTCGGCGAATCATCAGCAAAGGCTAACATGCCAGATGCTGAGTACAAGGCTTACGTAACAGGCTTGTTTGTAGGTGGTCTTGCTAATGAGACAGCACGCCAGAAGTACACAGAAGTTACTGGCCTTGATTATAAGACACACACACAAGGTAACGACGCCACAGGTGGTATCTTCGTTCCAACAGAGACATCAAGCCTGATCGTCAACCTGAAGGACACATACGGATCATTCCGTCGCAACACCCGTGTTGAGCCTATGGGCTCCGAATCCATCCGCATCTTCCGCACAGGCGATGACGTGACGGCATACTGGGGATCAGAGACAGGTACATTGTCATCATCTGACATGTCATTTGATGCAGTGACGTTGAACGCAAAGAAGATGTATGCTCTCGCTGTTCTCTCTGAAGAACTTGTAATGAACAGCACACAGAATCTTGGCCTTCGCTTTGCAGAATCGGTAGCACGCCAGTTTGCAAAGAAGGAAGACGAAGCTGGTTTCTTGGGTGACGGCACGTCAACATACGGCGGTGTTCTCGGTCTTGCTGGCAAGCTCCGCAAGGTTCTCGAAGATGGCGGCGGAACATGGACGAACGACACACACAAGGGCTACCTCGGATCAGCACAGGTATGTGCTGGCAACACGTTCGCAGAAGTAACAATGGGTAACCTGATTGCTGGTATGCGTAAGGTTCCAACATACGCACTCACGGGTGCTAAGTGGTATTTCAACAAGGTAGCTTTTGGTGAGACAGCAGAGCGCCTCGCATACGCACAGGGCGGATCAACAGCTGCAGAACTTGCTGGCTCATTCGGTCAGCGCCTCTTCGGTTATCCTGTCGAGTTCGTCGACGTTATGCCATCAGCAGATGCTAACAGCCAGGTGTTTGCTTACTTCGGTAACCTTACACAGGCTGCAACTCTTGGTGATCGCATGGCAACATCGATTAAGCAAGATGCAAGCAAGGGCTTCGACACAGATACAATCTATGTCAAGGCTACTCAGTACCTCGACATCAAGGTACACGAAATGGGCAACTACAATGCTACAGCAGCATCACGTACAACAGGCCCTGTTGTTGGTTTCGTAACAATTAATTCTTAATAGGTGACAACATGAACGCACTACAAAATGTGAAGGTTGTCAACGTTACGCCACCAGCTGCAATCGTTGACAATGCATCGTTTACAACTAACACGATCGACACAGCTGGCTTTGGTAAGCTCGCAGTGTATTTCAGCCTCGGTGCAACAGACATCGCGATGGCAGCCCTCAAACTCCAGGAGTCAGACGACTCTGGCATGAGTGGAGCTGCTGACATCACGGGCTGTGTATACGGCGCAACGGGTGCACCTGCACTGCCAACGGCTAACGACGACAACAAGGTCTTCGGGTTCTTTGTGAACCTCGCAGGTCGTGATCGTTATATCGACGTTGTTGCTACAGCTGGCGACGGGTCGACTGGTACTTTCGGATCATGCATCGCTGTTCTCTATAACGGCGAAGGCATCAACGACGCTACCGAGCGCGGTCTTGCTGCTAACATCATCAAGGACTAACTAAAAAAGTTGTTCTGACGACTGGGCCTTAGGGCCCAGTGGTGAGCACAGCAAAGGTTTTCAATGGTCATACTATCATCATCAGGTGCACGTGTTGATTTAGAGCTCCGTCAGGGGGCAGCCTTTGCACGTACATTCACACATAAGACGAACGGGGTGGTGACCAACATAACAGGTTACACCTTCGCTGGCCAGATCCGCACCATCGACAACGTTCTTGCTGCAACGTTTACGATAACGACAGTAAACGCTTCGCAAGGTACGTTTTCGGTAGCATTAAGTGCAGCGACTACGGCATCGCTGACGGTGGGCGAGGTGTATGTGTGGGATTTGGAGCAGACGGTCTCAAGTTCAACGAACGAACTACTCCGTGGCTACGTGACTGTTCTCGGTGAGGTAACCCAGTGAGTTACACCATCAACGTTAATCAAGACACGCTCCGTGTCAACGTAGATCAGACGAACATTACCCTGGACATCGCCAGCGGCGGGCTGGTGCCTATCTCTGATGACATCACATTGGTAGCTGGTGAGAATCTGTCTGCACTTCGTGCTGTGACGTCTAACTCATCAGGGCAGGCTGTCTATGCCAGCAACAACACGTTAGCAAATGCCCAGGTTGTAGGCATCACCAACGGAGCGGTTACATCTGGAGCCAACGCAACTATCAAGATCTCGGGCATCTTGACAGATGCCAACTGGAACTGGACTAAAGGGACGGTTTACTTGGGCACCAACGGAACACTAACACAGACAGTACCAACAAACGGCGCTATAGTCGTTCACGTAGGTAAGGCTTTAACATCCACGCAACTAATCATCGACATAGACACAATCATTCAAACGGTGTAACATGGCAGAAAAGTATATCAAGAATAACAGCGGCCAGCTCGCAGAAGTCGAAGCTACCGTATCATCATCCGGCGCAACGGAAGCGGGCAAAATCATAGCTCTCGACGGATCGGGCAAGCTGGACAATTCAGTATTGCCAACAGGTATTGGGGCTACTGTTAAGGTTGCAGCGACTACCGAGAACCTATCGGCTGGCAACCTCGTAAACCTGTTTAACGATGGCGGCACAATCAAGGCACGCAAGGCAGACGCAAGCAACGGACGCCGTGCTATCGGCTTTGTGATTACAAACTCCACATCGCCTAACAACGCAACTGTGTACCTCGATGGTACGATCACAGGGCTGACAGGTTTGACGCCGGGCGCTGCTTATTATTTGAGCGGAGCGACGGCGGGCGCTGCATCTGCAACGGCCCCGACAACAGCAACCTATATCTCACAAGAGATCGGCATCGCTCTGTCAGCAACCGAGATCAACTTTGAAGAACAGCAACCTATTACGCTGGCCTAATTTATGGCAGTCAAGAAACCATTAGTCCTAGCGTCTGGCCAGATTCAGGAACTGCAAAGCGGTGACGAGATCAACATAGACGCTAGCGACATCACGACAGGGACGATAGCAACCGCACGGCTCGCTACTGGTACGGCGGACAACACGACGTTTCTACGTGGTGACCAGACATGGGCTGTGCCTTCTGGTGGTGGTAGTTCTGTAACGCCGTTGCATCCTTTTCTTTTAATGGGGGCATAATGCCAAGCGGACAAGTATACAAAGTGCTAGGCCAGTCCTGCCCAGCTAACACCAACGCAACCGACCTATATACCGTACCATCTTCAACCGAGACGGTCGTGTCGTGCATTACCATTGCTAACATTACAGCGACGGCGTACACGTACCGCGTGGCTGTCAGGCCTGCGGGTGCTTCCATTGCTAACCAGCATTACATAGCGTATGACGTAACGGTTAACGCCAACGACTCAACAACGCTAGTGCTAGGCATAACGCTTGCAGCTACGGATGTGATCACGGTGCGGTCATCAAATGCTACTTCAATTTCGTTCTCTGCTTTTGGGTGTGAGCTAACAGCGTGAGCGTAAGATCAGCACGATATAACCTTTTGTCATTGCGTAATCCGAAGGGGCTAACGGTTATACCTGAAGAGCGGGATGCGTGGGCTTTCCTAGATGCAGCTGGTATCAAATCATCACGTGAGCAGCGCGCTGTTATTGAGCTTGTTCGTGGGTTAAAGCACGCCCAGCTCTGGACGAAGATGAAAGCGATCTATCCATTCGTGGGTGGTACAGCGACGACTCATAAGTTCAATCTTAAAGACCCACGCGATGTTGATGCGGCGTTTAGGTTGAGCTTTAGCGGTGGATGGACGCACAACTCAGACGGCGTAACTGGTAATGGAACTAACTCATGGGCAGATAGTTTTTTGCAGCCTGACAATGTTCTTTCATCGCAAAATTCCACGCACCATTCAATATATTTTCGAACAGATAACAGCAATTCTGGCCTTGCATACGTAGCAAGAGATACTGTTGCTAATGATGGTGGCATAGATATATGGCGTTATCTTGGCACTACATACTATAGTGTCAACGGGTCTGAAGTCGCATCTACATCTAATGATGTTAAAGGATACTATATGGCCTCTAGGATAGTATCTAATTCTATGAAATTGTATCGTGCCGGAAGCAATGTTCATACATCCTCGACAAATTCAGCCAGACTGCCAAACAATGGATTGATATATGGTGCTTACGGCATACCATCTGGAACTAAATCGTTTTATGATAATTCCAATTATTCCTTTGCCACCATCGGCGACGGCCTTACAGACACCGACGCGACAGCACTCTACAACATCGTTCAACGCTACCAAACTTCACTCGGAAGACAGGTATGATACTTTCACAGATTCCAGTAACAGAGCTAATTAACTACTGCGCCAAGCTAACACCAGAGCAAGCGGACTCATTGCGTGGTCAGGTGTTCTTGCAGGATAGCTATTTCAATCCTATACACGACATCGAGGATAACTGGATTATCTCTGCGCAGGAAGTGGCGTATTGCGCTAACCCAGAGTTCCTATGGATTAAGGATTTGCCGATGATACCATTCGTACCAAAGCCAGCGCCGCCGTTGTTTGGAGTTGAAGCATGACAGTAGAGACTATGTTCGGCATCATCATGAGCACAATGCTTGCCATCATCGGCTTCTGGGTGAAGACATTAGTCAATGATTTCCGCGAAACACGTGACAACGTGATCGCCATGCACGAAGTCATGAGCAATACGACAAACGAGATCATTGCTCTCAAGAAATCAGATGAGCTAATCACACAGCGCATTGTGGAGATCATCGAGCGGCTGGTAAGATTAGAAGAACGAACGAATGTGCAGCCTGCTGCAAAGAAAGTTTACAAGCGTGTCACTAAGTGAAGACCCGATAATTACGAAGGTACTTCCGAGGCGCATAGAACGGCCGAACGTATTCCAGAAAATACGACCTGTTCAGCCGTTGCCTGTCGTCGATGATGAAGAACAGCCGAGCACTAACATTGTTGATAAAATCCACAATGCGTGGATTATGTTGCGACTCATACCTCACTTATTCACTATCTCCCGAGGTCTTCTCATGAAGAACTGGAAAACAACCGTCGCAGGCGTCGTGTCTGCCATCGCCTTAGTGGTGAACTCGGTTACTGGTTACACTATCCCACAGGAAGCGATCACTGCGGTCGCTATCTTCATCATCGGTTTTTTCGCTGAAGATTCCAAGTAAATAGACAGGGCCAGACATGCCGCGTTTACGCCTGTCAGATGTAGAGTACGATGCCGTGCGGGAAATCATAGAAGATTACCGTGCGGCTCGTATGAAGAAATCCCAGATCAAGGGTGGCATAATACGCGGCGCTGAAGTCAAGAACGCCCACGCCTTCGCTGCTGAGAACCCCGAGGTAATAAAAACGAAGATTCAAAAGGCAAAGGCAGCACTTAACAGCGTTCACGAACGCGAGGCCGAAGCACTCAAGAAACTGCGAACAGCCGAAGCACCACCTACCGAATACGGGGCGGTTCCCTTCGACGATGCCATAGCAGGCGAATTACGTGATGACGAAGTATGCGAAATACGACCTGGTAAAATCGGCATTATCTCGGATGCTCACTGGCCATTCCATGACCTACGCAAAGACGCAGCCGGTAATTTCTACGGGGCATACTGGACGGCCATAGAAACACTCCGTGATGAGGGCATCGACACGCTCGTATTGAACGGCGATATGTTGGACGTCTACAACCTGAGCGATCACGAAAAGGTCGAAGGGAAACGGTCGTGGAAGTGGGAGCTCGATGTTGCGATCGCCATGCTGAAACATCTGCGGGCTTTCTTTGGTGACAAGGTACGGATCATCTACAGAGAGGGCAATCATGAGGAACGATACCAGAGGTATCTTGCACGTAAGGCGAAGGAACTAATCGGCACCGTTTACCTCGAGGAGTTTCTGAAACTACGTGAACTCGGCATCGAGTGGGTATCAAAACGTGGCAAGATGCAGGCTGGCCAGCTGTGGATAGATCACGGCCATGAGTGGTTTGGCGGTGGTGGTGTAACACCAGGGCGTAACTACCGAATGAAAGCCCTCGACAATATCCTAGTGGGGCACGTGCATAGAACGTCCACGGACATGATTCGCAGGCCCTTAGACGGGTCTTTCATAGCAGGGTGGTCTGTTGGGTGCCTGTGCGACTTAAACCCGTTCTACGCGGCCCGTAACGGCTGGAATCACGGGTTCGCTCTTGTCGACCTGCAGGACTCGGGACGTTTCACAGTTTACAACAAGATGATAATTGACGGAGAAGTGAGATGATCCCTACGTCGTTCAAACTCGGAGGCCATACATGGCGTGTCCGGATGTGCAAGATGCGGGGTGCCTATGGCGAATGCGACGCTGAGAAGCACACAATCCGCATAGCAACCCACGTAGACGGCCGGCTTACGACCATAGAAACTCAACTCAAGACGTTCTTGCACGAATGGTACCACGCCTTCGAAGCTGCCACAGGGCAAGACCACAACGAAGAACGGACAAGGTTGTTCGAAGAAATGGCCTGGCAATCCTACAAAACAGCGAAGGGAAACCAATTAGATGTCTAATAAGTACAGCTGGCTAAAGATTGCCGAAGGTGAAAAGGGCATCAAGGAAATCACTGGCATCTCATCGCACACTCCGAGGATCCTAGAATACCACGCCTTAACTACGTTGAAAGCCAAAGCAGACGAAGTGCCTTGGTGTTCTTCGTTCGTAAACTGGGTATTTAATAAGTCAGGCTACGCCATCACACGATCCGCTGCAGCCAAGTCATGGCTGAAGTGGGGGCGAGAGGTACCGATACAGTACGGCTGTGTTGTTGTCTTGAAACGCAAGGGCGGCCACCACGTCGGTTTCTACACAGGTGAGAAGGGTGACAGCGTGTATCTTCTCGGTGGTAACCAGTCGGATAAGGTGTGCGTAACTTTGTATAAGAAAGACCTAATTTTATCAACACGTTTTCCAACGGAATTGAACGAAACCGACCAGGCAATTTTTGACGTTGTAGGAATTAAGTAATGGCATTGATTACCGTCTCGGATATCAAAACAAGCTATCTCAACATTGGGGACAGCACACAAGACACGCGCATTCTAGGCTTCATCCTGCAAGCTGGCTCTATTATCAAGGGCATCTGCAAACAACCTATTGAAACCGAGACCGTAGCGCTGGACTTCGTAGGGAACAGGATGCAGACCTATATCCTACCGTACACCGTGCCTGTTACCTTGACATCACTGCAGTATAAGGAACACGTAGACGATGCAACCTGGACAACAGCCACAGGTGCTATCGTTGTGAAAGCAGATGGTGTTTATCAGGTGTACTATGCCGAAGGACTCAACTACGTTTTGTGGCGTGCAAATCTTACGGTCGGTTATACAGACGCCAACACACCTGCTGATATTAAAAGTGTTTGCTCCGAAATGGTCGTGGAGTTATTCAAAAATACTGATTACTCAGGACGTGAAAACAGAATCGGGCTTCAGTCGGTGGCTTCGTCAGAGGGCGGCACGACAGTAACGACCGTCTATCGTGACCTCACAAACCGATTCCGTGCACGGCTGGCACCTTATATCGTTAGGGCTTGGCTGTGATTAGTGTCGACGAATATGTACGTTTAATTCTGATGGGCTTGCCTGCAGCGGCCAAGGACGCATTGGATCCACAACGGATGCAGACTGCACTTGCTGTAGACATTTCGAAGAACTACGGCGAAACAAACCGCAACCCGAAGTACCCACGCAAGCCACAAGGGAGCACTTTGCAGCTGGTAAGTGGCAACCTGTTCAAGGCTGCCACTGTATACAGGGCCAAGGGCAACAAATCGCGGTATGTTGAAAGTGGCAGCACGTACACGTTCATTCTTGAAATCGACTTAAACGTCATACCATACGCTCGGATTCATGAATACGGTGGCACTATAAACCATCCAGGGGGAACGCCTTACTTCATTGGCGATGATGGACTGGCCAAATTCGTATCAAAAGCGAAGGGTGGTGATTTGCCAGTAACCAAACCCCATACTATAACGATTCCAGCAAGGCCATACATTCGCCCTGCTTTTGAGTCTTTTCAGACTACGACGTTCCCCCGTATCATCGACATTATGCTTCGCAAATTAGCAGAGTCAGCATCATGAGTACCACCTCAAAGTACGCAATGGCTTTGGATCTTGTCAAGGACAAACTGTCTGACGATAAGACCTTCAACGTCATCAACGTATTCACCAAAGAAACGGCCCTGTCCAACACCAAAGCAAACGTCTACGTTAACATCATCAGCGACACGTTAACACCTCTGAACACGGAGTCGGGATTCCGCACCTCAATACGTCGCCTCTTGCTAGGCATCTACGCAGTGCAGAAAAATTCACTCGATTCTCAAGAGCTCGGAACGGCTGCCATCATGCACGGGCAACTGAGCGAGAAGATAGACAAGGCGATGGACGCTGTGGAGGCTGCACTGCCATACAGCGACGTCACAAGTGCAGGGTACACGGTGACACTGCACAGCATCGAGACTGGCAACGTTACGGGATACGTCGACGACAAGTCGGACAAGGTGGGTCTGTTGTACGAAGTAACAATATCCTATCTACAGCAAGCATGACTGTTACTGAACTGATGCAGCATCTTCGCCAGATCCACAGCGTCTACGGCGACATCGACGTCAGGGTGGACTCGGATCTGTTCA